CACGGTTAACCGTGAAATCCCACGAACCCGGATTGAGGATCGTGGCGATAAATTCCCGCGCGCTCGATTGCAGATTCGTCGCGTCATCAGATTCGTTCTGATAGCTGGACTGAGTAATCTCGACGACCTCGCCGATCGTTGTATAAGTCGGGCTGCTGACTGAGCCCGTGTTAATCGCGAGGATTGTTCCCAGACCCGACTGAGCCTGAGTGCCCGAATAGGACATGCTTTTTCTCCTGTGTTGGTTGTTTGTTTGGCCTTAGCCGGGTGGCTAGGGTTCTACGAACGTGAGTTCGTATTCGGTGAGGCTTCTGTAAGTCCTCGAATCGTTCTCGAAACTGTCGATTTCCATGCCTCGCAGCGCGCACAGCACGCGCGTGCCGTCGGTGAGCGTGCCGGTATAACCGTCGAGGGCATTGCGCAGCGCCCTGAGCACTGTTTTGCAGTCGGCGTAAGAACTGCCGAACGCGTCGAACTGCAGCCGCTTGTAACCGCATTGCGAGCCGTCGAGCGCATACTGCGGTTTGGAACTGACGACGAGATAAGTGATGAGCGGAAACGTCGGCGTTTCCGGCGCTGTGGCCGGATAGATGCGCCCCGCGATGAGCGCGGCGAGGCCTGAGTCTGCGCTCAGCAGCGCGGTGATACCTTGTTCGAGCATGTTGGAAAGTTCAGAGCCGCTTGCTTCGATCACTTGCCATCGCTGCGGGCGAACAAGCTACAACCCGAACGATGTGGAAAACCGATACTGCGGCTGCTGTCACGTCTTTCTGCGCGAGTCAGAATGCAGGGTGATTAACTCGACGCCGACAGCTCATCCCAGCCCTCGCCGATAACCCGACGGCTTGTGTTGCCCGCGTGAATCGTGGCGTACATCTGCAGGCCTGCGTCGCCGGTCACGAGCCGGGATTCGCGCCATGCGAGGGTTTTGAAATGGTGCTCGGCGCCGTCATTGATCGGCGCGAACCTGTGCAGTTCCCAAAAAGATTTTCGATAGAGCAGCGAGGCGTCAAAGGCCCACGAATAAGCGTTCCGGTTATTCCACCAGCGCACGCCGTCGGTAAACCGCATCGAGTGATAACCGGCGACGTCCCTGCCGGATTCGATGAGCATTCGGTACTGATCGCTGAGGCGGCCCGGGCCGTAATAATCGTCGTCGTCCCAATGCGCGATCAAATCGCCGGTCGCCGCCGCGCAGCCGATGTTGCGCTTTTCGCCGATCGACAATCCCGGGCGCACGCGCATCGAGCGAATGCCGGGCAGCAGCCGGGGAAGATCGCAGTCGTCATCGGCGACGATGAGCATCTCCCTGTCGGCGAAATCCTGCAGCAGAAAGCAGGCGACGGCCTGGCCGAGCCAGTCGCGTCGGCTGCGGATCGTCGGGCAGAGGCAGGTAATCATTTCGCTCAGCTCGTCGCGGATAGTTCGAGGCAAAGCATCTTTACGAGCGCGTTCATTTCGAGCACGTTGACGCAGGCCTGAACCTGAAACACCCGCGAGCCGAACAGCACACGCATGCCGGGCGCGACCACGGTCGGCGACCATCGCACGGTGATCATGTGCGTGAGCTGGGAGGTGAGCATGCCCGCCTGATAGATCTCGCGGGACGTGATATTTACGATCGACGCGTATGCGGCGCGAACCGTCGACCATGTAGCTTGCGGCTGACCGAATGAATCGTCGCTCGTCGAGCGCGACTGAATTTGAACCTGATGCCTGAGATCGCCCGCATCGACGACGGGCCACTGCGACCGCGAGACAGCCATCAGAACCTCATGTCGCGGTATGGCCCGAGGGCCGCTTTCACCGCCGCGGGAATGTTCGCGCCATCGGGCAGCCGCTGCTCATACCAGTAGTTCGTGAGCATGCGGATCGCGGTTTTGATGCCATCGGGCACGCTGGTCGCGTCGTCGCCGAATCCGCACACGTAATCGATCCGCACGGCGTTTATCTGCACCCGGGTCACGGGCCACACCTGGCCGAATGGCGGCGTAAGTCGAGCAGGCTGCGAATCGAGATCCGCAATGTAATCGGTGTTCTCGGTCATCGCCGTTGTGCCGCCGTTCGCGTTGAGGTACTGAAAAACCGAGATCGACTGCACGGGCGGATAGGGCAACACGATCGCGTATCGGATGCCGACGAGAATGCTGTTCGCGCCCGATACGAACGGGCTGCTCACTTTCGAGCCGACCAGCTTCGAATCGATATAACCCGGAAACCAGTCCGTCTCAAGGCGAATGGTCTGAGTGATGAATCGCTTTTGCGTGTAGGTCTCACACCAGTCGCGGGCCGCGATTCCGAGCGAGGTAATCAGATCGTCCTGACTCGTATCGGCGGCATCGATACGCATGAACTGTTTCAATTCATCGAGCGAAACCGGCTCGACTTCGGGCGGCGTGACAGTGACGAGCGCCATCAGCGGCCCTTGCCTTTCGCCGCTCGCCTGCGCGGCTGTTTTGCAGGCTGTTCAGCCTCTGTGTCGGCCTCGACGTCGTCGACGTCGCCGACGTCGTCGGGCAGCTCCTCCACAATTCCCGAGGCCTGCCAGTGACCGGCGAGCGTCTCATCAAGGTCGATCACTTCGCCCGGCTTGAACGCGAATTCGCCGAGGCCGTACTGCGGCATCGCGTGACCGGCGATGCTCACGAGGAATCTGACTGTTTTCACGGGAGGAAACTTTCGGAGGGAAAAAGCAGGGCACAGCGGCAGTGAGCCGCCGTGCCCCTAAGCAGTGAACTGCAGTGAACTGCAGTGAAGTGCAGCGAACCGCAGTGAACCTCAGCGAACTATGTCGCCGAGTTGATCAGCAGCCCGACGGGATGAGTTCCGGCCTCGATCAGGTTCGAATCTGCGCGCAGAAACCCGACGAACCTTGAATTTGTCGAACTGACCGAACAGAACCGACTTGGCATTCGCGGCCATAACCGGCATATCGTTGTTGATCACATACGGGTGATCGAGGATCGTCGGGCCTGCGCCGTTCGCCATGCTCGACGTGAGGCCCGGCTGCCACAGAGGCCGACTGTTGCCGTCCACGAGTTTCTTGAGCATCTTGAGCGTCGAATCGTGGAACATGTACTTCGAGCCGTCGCGATAAGCCGGATCGACGAGGTGTTCGAGGTTGACCAGATCGTTGTAAACGATCGAGGTCGTCTCGCCGGTCGCGCAGGTGAGCGTGTTGCCCGCCGTGTTCGTCGCGGTGACGATGCCGGTCGGCTCGCTCGATCCGCTGCCGACCGTGAATTTCGTATTCATCAAACGTCCGAGGCGAGTGCCGAGAGCATTCGCGATGAAGGCATTGAGATCGAAATACGAATCCTGCAGCAAGCTCAGCGGCACAAGGATCGAATCCGAGCTGAAAATGTAGCTCGTGAAATTCACCTGACCGAACGTGAGGTCGGTTTCCGTGACCTGCACGTTTTGCCCGATGATCCTTCCCGTGTTGCCCGTGTCATTCACGGTCGGCCACGGAATAGGATTCCCGGTCTCGGTATCGAAGGACCCGATGTTGCCGAGGATTCCACCGAAGAATTTCAGCGCGACTTCGAGCTGATCACTGAACCCGGACGGAATCAAATATCCGCCCGCCGTGTTCGTGTTCGACTGCGCGTTGCGAATTCCCGTTCCGTCGTTCTGCACCCGCTTGCTCGCGAGCAGTTGCCGCTCCTCGACGCTGCAGTTCTCCATGCCGCCGCGCAGATAGTTGTTAAATGCGCGCGTGTGCAGCTCCTTCTGAGCCTTTTCGGCGCCCTCGCCCTTGTTCTCGACATGGAACTGATCGATGATCTGATCCTTGGGCACGCTGCGAAGATCGTTCGAAATTTGCTCGGCCTTTTCGGCCCGTGCAATTGAGGCCTCGATCGCGGTGTAATCGTCTACCATCCGATCGAAACTCTGCCGTTCATCCGTGGTCAGCCCGCGATTGTTTTCGGCTTTCGCGGTATCAACGATTGCGTTAATCTTCACGGACAAGGCCGAGAGGTCTTCACGCAGTTTTTTTGCGTACATCGTTTTTTCCTGTGTTGATTTGTGTTGCTTGCGATGCGTGCCCGCGCCTGCCCTGGCAGACGTCGCTGCGCGTGCCTCGCCCGTTGGCGCCGGGTTGATCAGCCCGGCGCCGGTTGTGCGGGTTCAGCTTGAAAGGTTGGTTACTGAATTACGAGACGGCGCTTTATGACTGAGCCGCCGCCGCCGCCCGAGCCAGCCGGGAAAATGGAAACGATCGCGAGCGCGTATCCCTCGGGAGTCGGTTGGCCCGGAAAAGTTACTGTCTGCGAAATTCCACTGCCGCCTGAGAGCAATTGGTACTCACTCAAATCGCCGATATTGTCGTTGCCGCCCTGGGTAAAACCAGTACCGACGTTGGAGGGCGAATCCCAGTCGACGCCCCACACCATTTCGTTGTTTGCCGTCGGCGTGACCGAGCCGCTCGCACTCGTTGCCGTGGCTGTGACTCCAGTCTTCTGATCGATCGGGTTCGTCTGGTTTTCCCCGGAAAACTCATCGAGAAAAATGCTTAGATAGCCGTTTGTGCTGGACGCATAACTTACGGTTACTGTCGTCGAACTTGTATTCTTTGCGACGGCCCACCATGTAATGAGATCGCCGTCGCCGTTGCCGCCGAACTGGTAAGAGTTCATCGGCGTCCATGTGTTGCCCTGCGTATCGGATACGGAGAAAGCGGTCGGATTACTGACGGTTGTAAAGCTACCTCCAGCCACGAGCCACAGATTGCCCACGGCATGAGCCGTTACGGTGACGCTTATAGTCGTCAGGCCGCTCTCGTCCGCCGCGGCGAGGGATTGCTCATGCGCGAGCGCGCACCATGCGGGCGCAGCGATGAGCGCGAGGAGTAACAGCTTTCTCATATCAGTTCGCCGTGACCTTCACGTCGGCCATGATCCATGTCGCGGTTGCCGGGCTGGTCACGTGGAAACAGACGACGGTATTCGCGCTCAGGCTGGTTGTCCAGCCGGTTAACGTTGTGTCCTGGTATTTGATCGCGGAGGAAAGCGCGGGCGTGTCTGAGGCCGTGATCGTGCTCGCGCTCGATGCGCCCGTATAGGAGCTATAGGCCACAGTCCGAACGTCGACGGTCGCGGAGCCAGAAACGTCGGCGATCAAACTCACTCCGGTAATCGTGCCCCCGAAATCGACCACCTGGCAGGCGTCGAGCGTTCCCGATAGCGCGCTCCCGCCGCCGTCGAATACATAGCCGATTCGCCGAATGTTTTGATTGCTGGTTACTACCGTGCAACTCGATCCGATCGTGCAGCTTGTTCCGTTGATGGTAGTTACGCCCGAGCCGGGCAACTGCGAAGCCGTGGCCGATCCCGAGACATCCGAAAACGCCGGTTGCGTCGACGATGGAACGCCCGCCGTCGAGATCGCATTGATCCACTGATGCGAAACGCTCGTATAGCTCTCAACGCCGCCGAGAGTCGTCGCCGACGGATTCGGCAACTGAGCAGCCGCCACGGAACCCGAGATATCCGAAAACGCCGGTTGCGTCGATGAATGAACGCCAGTCGTTGAAACGCTATTGATCCACTGATGCGAGACGCTCGCGTAGCTCTCAACGCCGCCGAGAGTCGTCGCCGACGGGTTCGGCAACTGAGCAGCCGCCACGGAACCCGAGATATCCGAAAACGCCGGTTGCGTCGACGATGGAACGCCCGCCGTCGAGATCGCATTGATCCACTGATGCGAGGTTGAGACGAGGCTCTCGATTCCTCCCAGCGTCGTCGCCGAGGGATTCGGCAGCACGCCCGCGAGTTGAGAATAATTCACCTGTGAGCAATTGGCGGCGCCACTGGCCGCGACGCCGGTCGAGTAATTCCCGCTGCCGCATTGCGTCGGCGCGCTCGCGAGGGCTGTCGCAGTGGCTGCGTTCCCGCTCGTATTGACCGATATCGTGCCTGCGAGGTCTACTGTGGTACGGTTATTCGCGCTTGAATCCGCGAGCGAAAAATTGCTGCTGAAATTGAGATTTCCGCGCTGCGTCTGCGCCGTCGCGTTGGCCTGCACGGTCTGGTAATAGAGCGTCGGCGCCCCGCTCAGATCCGAGTACGCGGGCTGTGACGAATGCGGCACGCCCGCCGTCGAGATCGAATCAATCCATTGATGCGTCGTTGAGACGAGGCTCTCGATTCCTCCCAGCGTCGTCGCCGACGGATTCGGCAACTGAGCAGCCGCGACGGAACCTGAAATATCCGAAAACGCCGGTTGCGTCGACGATGGAACGCCCGCCGTCGAGATCGCATTGATCCATTGATGCGAGGTCGAGGCGAGGCTCTCAACGCCGCCCAGCGTCGTCGCCGACGGATTCGGCATATCCGAACCCAGAAGCGTGCACCATGCAGGCGTTGCGCTCGACGACTGGCAGACAAACTTGTTCGTCGCGGTCGCATTCAGAATGCCGCCGAACGCAGAGCCGGTCGAATACTGCACGTAATTCGTGCCGCCGCCCGGGTTGTTTGTTCCGCCGCCGCTCGCCGAGATGCTGAAAGTCGTCGTATCCGTTCCGTTGTCAGTGGGCGTAATCGTCACATTCGAGCCCGCTGCGAGATTGAATTTCGCGCGTTGCGTGACCGCAGTGGCGTTGTACTCGAATGTCTGGTAATAGGTCGTCGGCACGCCGGTCAGCTTCGACCATGCGAGGGCCGTGAGCCATGCCGGATTCGAATACGTGCCGGTCGAATCGACGGCATTCGTCACCGCCGCCGCGTTGAGCGTCTGCCAACTCTTGTCGCCCCGCCAGTATTGCGAGGTGACGCCTGCGCTGATCGCCGGTTCATACGAGGGCACGCCGGTCAGCTTCGACCATGCGAGGGCCGTGAGCCATGCCGGATTCGAATACGTGCCGGTCGAGCTGACAGCATTCGTTATCTGCGAGGCCGAATAATCGCCGGTCTGCGCAGTGACGGCGCCAGCCCTGCCGAACACGGTCGATACAGCCCCCTCGCCGCCCGTGCCGCTGCCGCAGCTCCCGGGCCCCCACGTACTACCAAGCCAGCACAGAGGCTGCCCCACGGTCGCGTTACCCGAGGCGAGTTGCGCGAGCGCGATCGTGCCCGCTGGCACTGAGGTCGCGACCGTCTGCTCGACCTGCAGCACGGTATAAGGGCCGCCCGAGGGGACGATCCATTGCCGGATCATCGAGCCGCCCGAGGTGCGATAGACGACCGTGTACGTGTTGGGCACGAGGCACGTCGAGAGATGCCCGCTCGAAAGAGTGGCGACGATCGTTTTCGGTATTACAGTCGCGCCGCTGCTGTTCACCGTGACATCGGTCGTAATCTGCAGCGAGCCGCTCGCGATCGTAACCGTATCCGGCCCATAGAGCGTGTCGATGATTTCGGTGCACGTCTGCGCGTGCGCGCCGAGGGCCGCGAGAGCTGCGAGGGCCAGAATGTTTCTGATCGTTCTCATTTGCGGATTCCGAGCAGCCTGAGCTGCGCCTCGTAAAGACTGAGATTCGAGGGCTGTTCCGGTTTTTCCTGCGCCGGCCGATTCGAAATGTCGGCCACGTCGTCGCCGACGTCGGCGACGCCAGCCGCCGTTTTCAGCCGCTCGGGCACGTTGCGCAGAGCCTGCAGACGCGGGAATGAGGCCGCCATGGCGAGAGCCTCGTCGGATTCCTCGCCGCTGATCGCGGTGCAGAAACCCTTTTCGAGACACTCCTCGGCGCCCATCCATGTTTCGGCGTCGAGCATGCTCTGTATCTCGTCTTTCGAGAGGCCCGTGCGCAGGTAGGTGTTCGCGATCGCCGCGCTCACGCGATCGAGCACGTCGGCATAGGCCCGATGGTCGGCGGCATTGCCAGCCGTGACGCCCCATGCGTTATGGATCATGAGCATCGAGTTCGGCGCCATGGTGATCGAGTCGCCGCACATGGCGATGATCGAAGCCGCCGAGGCCGCTATGCCGTCGACGAAAACGTCAATCGGCTTGCCCTGAGCTTTCAGCAGATTCGAGATCGCGATGCCCTCGAAAGCGTCGCCGCCCGGGCTGTTGATGCGAAGCGAGATGCGATCGACCGCGCCCGCCGCGTCGATCTGCGATTTGACGCCCTTCGCCGTGATGCCCTCGGAAAACCAGTCCTCGCCGATATCGCCGTACATCGTCAGATCGAGCGAGCCGTTCGCCGACTTTGCAGCGTTAAAAAAGGCCTTCAATTTCTTCATTGCTTCAACCCCTCGGAAAGCGCCGCGTATGCGTCGGCTGTGATGATTTGTGCAGCCTCGTCGAGCATCGTGCCCTCGGGCAGCCGCGAGCAGAGCGCCCGCGTGAAATTGGCGACGAGCAGCTCCTGCTCGGGCGTGAGCGCGTCGCATGTGATCGCCTCGGCCATGGCCGCGACAGCGGGCTGAAAGGCTCGATACGTGAATTGCTCGTCGGGCTTTTCACGCTTGCTCACGCGCCCGATCGCGTCGCGAAACAGGCGCCGGAATGCCAGGGCGACCGGATTGCCGCCCGCGCCGTCGTCGTCGCCCTTTGCCGGTTTTGCCTTGCCCGGCTGCGCCATCTGCCCGGGCTGCCAATCGACCAGCGAATCGAGCGGCACATTCGCCATTTGGACGATTCTCACGTCGCCCCCGTCCGCGTGCGTGATCGGGTTTTGTCTCAGGTTGCGCAGTACATCGTTCGTCGAGTACACGCCGCCATTGCGCAGGGTGATGAGGCCCTCGGTCTGCGAGGCAAAATCACCCCTCATCAAGTCGTTCATGTCGTGTTCGAAGAAAAACGGCCCCGTGAGCAGTTTGCGATTCAGTTCCTGCTCGATCTTTACGGCGAGCGGTTTCAGGCAAAACTTGCTGTAATCGATGCCCTGATGCTCAATGTTGTTATTGGTCGATCGCTGCAGATCCTGCAGTAAGTGCAAGGGGACGCGATAAAGCGAGGCGATCTCGGCGCGCTGAAACTGCCGCGTTTCGAGGAACTGCCCGTCATTTGGATTGACTGAGAGCTGTTCCCACTTCATCCCCTCTTCGAGTACGATCGGGCGCAGCGCATCCTCGCCGGTCGCCCATTCGCGAATCGATTTCTTGAGATTCGCGTACGCCTCGGCGTTGAGTTGCGCCGGGTGACTCACGACGCCGGTCGCCCGCGCGCCATTGCCGAAAAACTGCGAGCCAAAGCGTTCCGCCGCGATCGAGAGCCCGAATGCGTTTTTGCAGGTTTGAACAGGGCTCAACCCGGTGATGCCGTCGAAAGACGTGCCGATGAAATGCAGCATGTTTTCCGCGGCGATGTATCGAGGCTGACCATCCTCGGTCTGCGTCGTCGCGAACCCCAATTTGCCGTCGATGAATACCGCGCTCGTCTTATCCGGCGCGAGAGGCTGCAGCGATCGCGCCCGCGAGGCCTTGTCTCTGCGAATCAGCGCGAACCCGTTGCCCCACGCCAGAACGCTCGCGATCATGGCCGCGCGAAACGTGACGCTGGTCATGTTGTCGTTGGGCTCGTCGTGCAGCAGCGGATAAAGGCTGTGGCTCGTCGCCTCGCGCACGGAATTGTCGGGCATGCGCTGCCAGATCGAGAGCGGCAGCGAGCTGAGATCCTCGCTGATGACCTTGATGCAGGCGAACATCGTCGTGAGACGCATTGCCTGCTTTTCGTTGACGAGCACGCCCGCATCGGATCTGCCGAGGCCGAGCGACTCGTACAAAAACGAGTAGGGCATCAGCGGCTGGCCCGGATCTTCGAGCGACCAGTTCTGTATGCCGAGTGCTTTGGCGAGGATTCCCATTAGTCTTTCTTCGCTTTCGCTTTCTCAAGGCGCAGGGCCGCGTATAACGCGAACAGGCCGAGCAGGATCAGCCCAACGGGCCTGTAGATCGCCGCGACGCCGCCCTCGATGCAAAGCACTGCGATAACGAGCAGCGCATCCTGTAAGTCGAATTTCACAGAGTTAGAACCCCTCGGGTCGTGTAGACAGACTGTGTAGTGTTTGGATTGATCGCCCGCGAGAGCGCCATGATTACCGCGACGCCGCCGTCAATTTTTGCGGCCTGCGATTCCTTGCGCGGAAATATGTTGCCCTTTGCATCGAGATGCGCGACAAGGTTGCCGATCATCCAGGCGAGAACAGGGTTGCCGTCGTGATGAATGCGGCCCGCTGTTACCAGAGCCTCTAGCTGTTTCATCGGCTCGGATAAGTGCCTCACTTGCTGCGGTATCTCGATCGCGATCGCGGGCGTCGCTTTGGCAACCGACTGAGCGAAATGTTCCGAGTTCCATGGATCGAAACCGATCTCTTTAACGCGGCATTCCTTGACCTCGGCGATGGTGTCGTCTGTGATCGACGGGTAATCGATCACATGCCCGGGCGTCGCCGTCAGATAGCCCTCAGTGACCCAGGTGCGATAGTGTTCGAGTTCCGGCTCTTTGATGCGCTCAGCGGGCACGTAGTATTGACCGAACACGTAGTAATGAGCGACGCCCTCGACCTTTCGCCGGAACACGAGCACGCGCGCAGTGAGATCGAGTTTGCTGCTGAGATCGACTGCGGCATAGGCGAGATCGTCACGCTCTCGAAACTGATCGCGCCTGAGCGCCGGATCTGCCAGTTCGCGCCATCGGGCGGCGTTGATGAAGGCCGAAGATGCGCCAACCCATTCGTTGAGGTGCTTGGTCCTGAAAACCGACTGTTTGCGCGCCGACTGGATTGCAGCTTGCTGCTCAGCCCTGAGAAACTCAGCCGAGACTGAAACGCCGAAGTTCGGATTGGCTTTTCTAAGGGCTGTTTCATCACTCCAGAGGTCGCCCTTATCGATCGTGTAAACGATGCCGAACAGGTCGTCACGTGTGATTGACCCTTCGAGCACCCGCTCGACATCTCGCTGCATGGCGAGACACGGCCCCTCAAGGTTCGAACCAGCCGTCGAGATGATCCAGAGCAGCGGCTGCCGCCGCGCGCCCATGCCGGTTCGGAGGGTGTCGACGAGAATGTCGGTTCTGTGCTCGTGATACTCATCGACGATTCCGCAACTGGGAGAGGCGCCGTCGCCCGGCTGCGCGACGACCGGCTCAAATCGCGAGCCGTTCTCGACGATCGTGAGGCCGCGCGAGACCGGCTTGATGCCGAAAGCCGACTGCAGCTCGGGCGTGCGCTCGACCATTTGCCGCGCCGGCCGAAATACCTCCCATGCCTGCCTCTCGCATGTGGCACCCGCGTATACCTCGGCCCCCATCTCCGCGTCGGCGGCCAACATCAGCAGGCCGACCGCAGCCGCAAAAATGGACTTGCCGTTTTTGCGAGGTATCAAGGTATACGCGGTTCGAAATCTGCGCGCCTTGCTCTCGCGATGTACCCACCCGAATACGACGCAGGCAATAAAGCATTGCCAGGGTTCGAGGCGGATGCGCTCTTTGGTTCGCGCCCACTCGCCTTTTACGTGAGGCAGCGCCTCGATAAACCGGCATGCCCGACCGGCTTTCACCGCGTCGAACAGGTACGGAAACTCAGGCCCGCGTCGCAGATCATCGAGCTGCCTCTGACACGCGAGGCGAACCCACTTGCACGCGATCTCGCGGCCCTCGACGACATCGAGCGCATAGCGGTTCGCGATTGCGGCGTGATCAGTTGACTGCGGGTTTGGTTTCGGCGGCGAGCTGCTCGAATTCGCTGAGCTGTTTTTTCTCGGGCGCAATGATGCCGACTCTTGAGCGGTCTGCGGGCGACATGCCCATGCGGGCGAGCACGCTGATGAGGCCTTTCATGTCTGCGCTGCTCATGTGCGCGGCCTGTTTGCGAAAGCGCAGCGTCAGCACGACGGCGATTTCGAGCAGCAGCCGGTCGGCGCGCTGCAGCACGCCGGGCGAGCAGGTACTCACCAGCTCGCGCCATATGGCCGCCTGTTCGCGGTTGAAATGCGCGGGCGGATCTCCGATCGCGCCGGTCGATTCCGGCTCGGTGCGCTTGCGCTTCGGGTTCTTTCGAAACGCGCCGGTCAGTTCGAGAACAGCGGTCGGTTTGCGCGGCCTACCCATGGAGTAATCGCCGCCGCCTCTGACGCAGGATCGTTAGCACGACTCTCGTGATCAGCGCCTCGTATTGTTCGGGCGTGAGTTTTTGATTCATCACGGCGAGCTGCGCGTTTACGTACTCCCGGGCGGCCCGGCGCGTGTCGCTCTCGGTAGCGTTTTCTTCCCGCGCCGAGGGTTTTTCGGTCGTTTTCGGGTCGAAAATGAGGTGTTTTTCGAGCGGAAAGTGCGTTTTTATTGGCATCCGGTAAAAAAGCGTTTTTTTTGTGGAAATGAAAAATTGCCCGGGTGCCCGGTCGCGGCGGCCCCGTCCAGGAGGGATTTGACCCACCCCCCCCACCCGGGCCGAGCTTGGTCGTGTTGCTACTCGCCTCGAGCCGTCCGTGCGTCGTGACAGGCGGAACAGAGGCCCATGCAGTTCGATTCGCGCAGCCTCAGATCAGGCCGATCGCGGATCTTTTGGATGTGGTGAACATCGGTCGACGCTGCTGCTTTGCAGTCCTCACACGTTGCGTGTGCGAGCCTGCTCAGAAACCACTTGCGGAACCTGCGAAACGCGGCGTCGTATCCGCGAGCTGCGCTGCTCGGTCGCGGCTGCTCTGTCGCCGGTCGCGTATGCGCCGGGCAATAGCCTTTCGATACGAGCTGACTGCAGCCGGGCCGCGAGCACGGTCGCGGCAGACGATCACTCACCGCGTCGCTGCTCCATCAGTACGCGTTCAATTGTTGTCAGACGTCCGTCTATCGCGCGCAGCGCCTCAACCATCTCGCGATCGCGATCCTGCAGATCAGCTTTGCGTGCGCCGCGTGTTTCGATAACAGTGATTCGCCGTTCGAGATCATCAGCGCGTTGACGGTCACGGCCATGTGCAGCGACGAGGCCTGATCCTACGCATACGATCGTGAGGATCGTTCCTGCGTTGAGGCTGGTTTTTACCCAGCCGATTACAGAGGTTTTCATTGCTGTGATTCCTCGCCGTTTTCGCCGAGCAATGCGACGAGATGTTTGATGCGATCGCGACAGTGCTGTATTGAGCCGAGCCGTTCATCAGCCGCGCTGAGAATGCATTCGCTATATAGTTCGGCGTCGGGTTCAGGCGATGCGAGCAGTTCGATCAGTTTTTGCTCTGCGCGCAGCAGCCGTTTAAGCGCCTTGCGGCGATCGCCTTTTAACAATTTGGGCATCGAGTTCGACCGCGACCGCGCGCTGCAAAATGTCGATTCGCAAAATCAGTCGGCGACCGTTTTTCACGCGCTCGATGATTCCCTCGCAGCCGCTGAGCGGCCCGCGTCTCACGCGAACGGTCTCGCCAGTCACATACGGAGCAGGCGAGACAGTTGCGCGAGCGTCGATCACCTTGCGGATCGATTGGATCTGCGCGTGATCGACGGGCTCATTGAGGATCTGCAGGATTCCCGCGCTGTTCGTCGGCCATTCGAGCCGGTCAAACAGGGCGAACACATAACCGGGAAACAGCGACCGAACCGCGACACGCTCGCGATCGGACCATTGCACGCGCTCACTGTATGTCGGCCAGAACGTCTCGATGCCCTCAGCATTGAGCCGGTTCGCGACGGCGAGTTCGTGTTTTGGGCGAGTTCGTATCGCGAACCAGCCCGGGCAGGCTTCGCCCCGCTGAGTCCCATTCATCCCCTGCATTCCCTAAGTCGGCGCGAGCGCGATTCGGCGCCGCGAGGCAGGCCGCCGCGGTAAAAACGAGGGCATGCCACGACGCTCGAAAAAGGTTTTTCGCGAGGGCCGCATTCACGTCATGAGCGAGATGTGCGAGACGTGCATTTTCAGGCCAGGCAACAAACTGCAGCTCAAGCCGGGCGCGCTCAAACAGTTAATCGATGGTGCTGTGAAGGATGAGAGCTGCATTCCCTGCCATAAAACGACCTACGGCCAGGACAAGCGAGGCGAGGCGATCTGTCGCGGGTTTTATGACCGATTCGCGACCGTGCCAATCAGGCTCGCCGCCGCAATGGATCTGATTGAATTTCAGGAGTATGGCAGCGACGGTTCCGATGTTCAGGGCTTACGGCGAATGGTCACAGATACCGCATCCGCTCGGCGATGAGGAGTGCGATTACAACGAGGGACTGAAAAATGCCGGTTACGAACCGTGGCACTCGTGGGGCACGCCGCCGCTGGAGAGCAGCGTTGAAGTGTACCGACGATACGCGGATGATTCGCATTTTGTCTGCCTCAACACTCCGAGTTTTTTTATTGAGGTTGTGTGCGAGAACACGATCGCTTTCCTCGAATTCATGCGGTTGTACGGCCAGATGTGGACAGAGCTTGCACTTAATCAGAACATCGGCGAGTTGATTGAGGAAGTGCGGAATCTGCTGATCGATCCACAGTGCGGCATATTCCGCGATGAGGTCCGCGAAGTGGCAGAGCGACGCGAGGATCAGCGGAAATACTACGAATCGAAACGCAATCAGGAATGATGCCCCTGGGAGGAGCGATGAGCAGGAAACGCAAAAGGCCCGAACTCCAAGTGCAGTGTGATTCCCTGGTCGAGTGCGGATGTGGCAACGAATTTTTCGTCAGGCGCAGCGAGGTTTCGACCAGCGATAAGCAGATCACGGCTCACTCGTTTTCGTGCTCAAAGTGCGGCGGCGTTATTGCGCTGTTCGTTGATAACATCGCTGAAAAGCGGTCTGCCGCTGGCGTGACGCGGGTGCACTGATACCAGCAATGACACTGTTCACGACGGCTCAGGTCGCGGAAATGACCGGCGCATCATTGCGTCAGTTGCAATGGTGGTGCGAACAGAGTATCGTCAGTCCCGCGTGTGTCAATGGCTTTCGCGCATGGGATAATCGCGACATTCGCCGCGTGCTTTATGTGCAGGCCTTTCGCGCGAAACACATCAGCCTGCGACGAGCGCGAGCGATACTCGACGAGATCGAAAAAAGTCGCCGCATGCCCGGGTGGATTGCGACGACCGTCTCAGGCCCGCTCACTTTTTTCGCCGACGACGACCCGCATGAGGTTCTCGTCGTGGTTTCAGACTGGTCGGCGCCCGCCGTGATCGTCTATATCGGCCTCAGAGACGTCAGCCTGCTCGTCGCGTAAAAACGTGCGAGGGTAGTGGAATGAGCGAGTGTGACGATAACCCCTGGACGCTGCCGATTCCGACTGATCCAGAGGCCAATCAAATCCTTGAGCAGTTAATCGCCGAGGGCCTGGCGAGTGGCGAAATCGAGGAGCGCAACGGCGGATATCGGCTGACGCCGAAAGGCAGGCTCGCGACTCAGCGGATGCTGGACGAAATCGAGCAGGGCTGAAAAAAGGTCTTCATTCCGTGGCAGAAAAAACTCAATTTGGCGCAGAGTTCGAGCACTGTCGATGCTTGCTGGTTCGTTTCGTTATGTTCTGCAACGGTCGTTTCAAAAACAGGTTCGATAAGCGGAAGTTATCGAGTCCGTTCGTCCAGAAACTTCTGGTATGCGCGGTGCGATTCCGCGATGCCTTTGCCGCCTGCGATGTGACGGTGAATGTTCAGCGGCCCGGTCTTTCTCTGTACCCACGCCTCAAGCTCGCGCATGTCGTCTTCGGATGGGGCACGCTCCCATTTCAGGTGTAGACCGCTCTCGCCGAGTAGTTGGATAATGCCCCCGTTGCCGGATTTCGCCAGGAACGGCAAACCCGCAAGGTCGATCAGATCGCTCTGCATCGCTACCTCGGATCGCCGAACCGCGTCCGCAGCGCATCCGCAGCCGTCAGAAACAATTTGAGCGTCGTCTCTGCGAGAACCGTCTGCCCGTCAGGCAGATCGAGACGCATCACGATCGACGGCGCCCCGCTTTCCGTCCCGTGTTCGAGTCCCGCGATTACGATCGGCGGCGCGTCGTTACCGAGATGAATGACCGGCTTGTCTTTCAGTTCCGGAAAGGCGAGGTCGCCATGCAGGATCAGGCTGAGGGCTACCATGCTTTATCGTCAGGCGCCGCGCGTCAGGCTCGGCTGTTTCATCCGTTCCGGGTGATCCTCGCGGAATCGCTCGAATCGAAAAATGCTGCGGTCGAGCGCCTTCATGTGGTACTCGTTACATCCGTCCATTTCTGAAAGCGAGCGATAGTGTTCGAGCAGCGCGAGCGCAAGACGATCGCGAGCGCGAAGAATAAAAATTGGCTCGTCTTCAGGAATCGGCTCGCCGTTCGAGATTTTGATGATCTGACTGCCTTCGATTTTGAATTTGCCGTCCTGCATCCGTTGCTTATGATAATGCCGCTTGTGGCAATCTATTCGTCGAGCAGATCCCTGAACCGTTCGAGCAGATCATTGAGCGCGCGATTTGACCGGCGAACCGCGAGCAGATAGGCGATGCGATGTTCGAGCGCCTCAATGATCAGATCGCGCTCAGCTTTGGTCAGTTCGACGTCTTTCGCGCCGTCGCGATTGCTCACAGCGAGGCCTCGCACAGACAGTCAATGTCGGCCACGTCGTCGGCCACGCGGTCGCGACGCTCGCCGCTTTTTTCGGCGTGCAGAATGCGCAGCAGATCCTCGACCATCTGTTCCGTGACTGGTCCCGGGTTCGCGGTTTTATTTGTCGGTTTCGCGAGCACTTTCTGCGATTCCAGCCATCGCAGACGACGCTCGCGCGCCCCGCTCAATTCGTCGGCGTACCATTTCCGGCGCCACTGGTCGCGCAGCCGCTGCTCATCGCGGCTGAGCGGTTTGCCGCCGTTTTCCATCAGCCAGGGACACTCGTGATCGAGCAGCTCGGGCGGTTGCGGCTGCTCGTCGGGTTGATTGGGCTTGGTTTCCTCGCCCATATTCAAATCGTAAGCTGAATATCGATGGACCAAACAACCAACACGGTCGCGACGGATTCAGACGACTCGACGCAGACCGTGACGGATTCAGACGCGTCATCGTCTGGAACGCTGACCTTAACGGCAGACGCAGGCCTGCCATCGCCCGCGCAGATCGTCACTAAGCTGCAACAGATTCGCGACCGCCTCGCGAATCATCAGAAACATAATCCGGGTGGACACCATGCCACGGTTGCCGATCAGACCATCAAAGATCTCGACGGCGTTATCGCGTCGCTAAGTCCGCCGCAGCAGCCCGCGCAAGGCTGAGAAATGCGTACGCCGCCACAAGCGGAACGACGCCGTTTCCTGTGGCCCTGAGCCGGTCCACCCGATCGGCAGACCCATCAGGCACTCGACAAACAGCGGGCTCAATTTCCGGGTAGCTTTCGAGGACCCGCGACCATTTTTCGAACTCGTTCGGCCCGGGCGGAAATAACGGATAGCTTCCTGCAGATCCGCTCCGGGTATTCCCTCGTTCGAATTCGTTCGCCTTGCGCGGCGCCCGGCTCGATTCGAATTCGCGCCGCCCGTCATGGCGTCGGGAGTCGGCCACAATTGCGCCTGCGCTCTCAGGCCCGGTTCGTTTCTGCGCCGGCCGCTGCGCGTGCCGAATGGTTCGCCGGTCGGCGTCTGCCAGAGTTGCGCCTGATACGAGAGGGCCGCGCCGCCCTGCGAGTATTTCCGTTTGCGGTCGCTCGTATCGTTCGCGCAGGGCGTTGTCCAATTGCGGGTCGCGCCGGTCAGCGAATCCACACGCCGACGCCGATGATTGCCGCACGATTCCGAGTCCTCGGCTCTCGCGGTAGGCCAGAATGAACAGCCGTTTTCGAATATGGCTCGCGCCGCACTCTCGCGCGCTGAATATTCCCGCCTCAACCGTGAAACCATCTCCGCGTAGTTCTCGCTCGACCTGTTCATAGCCTCGGCTGAGCAGCGCATCGACGTTTTCGAAGAAACAGACCGGCGCCTCGAATTCGTCGGCGATGCGCCGGATATGCGGCCAAAGGTGTCGGCGATCGCGCGCCGCCCGTTTCCTGCCTGCGCACGAGAAAGGCTGGCACGGGAAACCCGCAGCCCAGATATCCACGAGGCCGCGCCACGGTCGGCCATCGAAGGTTCGAGCATCAGACCAAACAGGCGCCGCATCGAGGGTTTTGTCCTCCATACGCGCCACCAGCTTCGAGACCGCAGTGATCTCGTTTTCCAGGTACAGGATCGAGCGAGCCGAGGGAATAGCCAATCTGAGGCCGAGATCGATTCCGGCGATTCCGGCGCAGCCGCTCGCGACGTTGACGGGAGATACAGCCACACGTTCTAGGCGCCGAGGTCCTGACGCCCGGCGAGGTCGATCAGCTCGTCAATCTCGTCGATCGAGTGAGCCTCGATTCGCGTGCGCGATTTCGGGTTTGATATTTCGAGGGTGACGGTTTTGCGCCTGAGCGCGAGGCCCGTGAGCAGGCTGGCGCCCGCGACGATCAGATAACCGAATATTTCCATCTGCCCTATAAGTCGGCGCGGTGATCCGATCGCGCCGCAGTTGATCGGCGACGAGCCTGAACGCCTGGGTTTTTCGTTGATAAACAGCCGTCTCGTGAACGCCGATTGAACGCGCGATCGAGGCGAGGCTCTCGCCGCTGAGCCATCTCAGGGCGACGTCGGCATGCGGGCCGAGCTGCAGCAGCGCGAACGCCTTGCGCGCGTCCATCTCGCGATTGAGCCGGGCCTCATGCTCGCGCTCGTGGCTCACTGCGAGCCGCTCGTTTTTGAGACTGAAAAAATGCTCCGTCCGTTTGCCGTTTTTCAGATCGATTCGAATGTGATCGATCATGTCGCAGCGGGCAGCGGTGACGTACTTGCGCAGCGGCAGACCGGCATCACGGCGATACAGCCGGATCGCGCCGATCATGCCGGTCTGCGCGAGATCCTCAGCCGGAATCGAGCCATAAACAACTCGTGAGAGGTACTTTGCGATCGACCGCACGGGCGGATATGCGGCCCGGGCGAATTCATCCTCGGTCATGCTGCTTGTCTGTCTTGCGAGCCGGTGTGTGTCGCTTCGCCGCGCGCATCGAGAGGCCCTGATGCGAGAGGCCCGCGAAATAACAGCTCGGCGGCCAGATGACCGAGCCCGACAGCTCGCGTCCCATGTTTTCGGCGATGCGATAGACCGCATGAAAAAACGCGCCTCTGCCGAGGCGTGTTTCCTCATCGATGAGATGCCAGGGTTCCGCGTCGACGAAATAACGCCGCCAGATGACCAGCTCGCGCGCCGTGAGCGTGTGCAGCGCGATCAGATTCAACTCCGCTGAATATTCGGCCCGGCGAGTGAATACCCGGTAATTGGGGTGAACGCAGCAGTAGGTGTGCAGCGATTCAACGCACAGCGCCGTTACCGCGCGAAAGATGCACGGGCAGGTTCCGATCTCTTTGCGTTTGCCGAATCCGTCGCAGTGTTTGCAGCCGGTCCTCGCGAGGTAATGAGGATCGGTGATGCGCCCGGGAATCGGCGACCGGCTCATGCGCCCGTAACCGGCTCGCAGTGAGGGCAGACGGTCTGCCCGTTGAAATTGCCCCAGCCGTCAGGCAGATCGAGGCCGTGCATCGAGCCATCCGCCGAGAGCGTGACGATCTGATGCGTCACCGCCGCCGATCTGCAGCCCGCGCATACCCAATGCGCCCGCATTCCGATCGTCGAGGTCGGACGCACGACGACCGGCACAGCCGCCGCGACGCGCTTGCGAAAGAACCTCACAGGCCGAGCAGCCTGCCGATCACGATGACGATCGGGTCGGTCATAACCCGAGCAGCCTGCCGATCACGATGAGAATCGGGTCGGTCACGCG